GGCTGCGCCAAAGACTCAATACCGTGAGACTGCGATCCAGCTTTCCAAGACTCCACTTGAAGCTTTTGCCCTTGAACTTAAAGCTTGGGTCAATGATAACCTTGATGGAATGGCGGCGTTCACAGCTCCGCAGCTGCAAGTTTTATGCGAGCGTTGGGGCCACGATAGCCGCGCAAAGGCGCAATATATCCGTAAAGCTCTGCAACCCCAAGGGACGCTTGATCCAAGTAAGCTCATAAAAGTGCACGGTAAACCTTCACGCTACACCACGTTTATCACGACTGAGGTAACATTAGCTCGAAGGGTTGAACCGACTTGGTCGCAGGTTGTCACGAGAACAGAGGACGCACTGCAACGTGAATTGGAGCAAAATGGTAGTTTTTGATGTTGAGCACTTGTTACCTGTTACTCGACTGTTACTTCTCGAAGCCTTATCTGGATTGAATAGTAACAGAGTAACAGTAGGTAACTATAATTTTATAAAGTATAGTATATATAGTAATAGTGTATAGCTATATAGTTTTCTGGACCATATGTTACCTTGTTACCGTTACCTGCCGCAATAAAATGTACACACTTCCAACTTTATGATTACAATCCGCACATGACTACAAAGACACCATCTAAGAACGGGAAGTTCTTGGGCCGTCCTACAACGTACGACCCAGCGTACTGCGATCAAATCGTAGCCCTTGGCAAAGAGGGCTTATCACGTTGGCAAATCGCATCGAAGCTCAACATCGGATGGCGCAATCTCCAAAACTGGGAAGGCGCACATGACGATTTTCGGGCTGCATTGGAAGAAGCACGACTCGACTCACTCTGCTACTGGGAAGAACTAGCTCAGAATCACATGGTTGAGAACCCCGGCGGGCCGAGACTCAACACTGGGTTGTGGAGTCGTAGTATGTCGGCACGCTTCCCTGATCAGTATCGCGAGAACTCCAAGCTCGAGGTCACAGGCAAGAATGACGGGCCGATTCAAGTCGACATGGTGCATGACTTCTCACAAGACTTGTTGGATGATCTCCTAGCTACGCGCCAAGCCGATGCTAAGCCAAGCAAGAGCAAGTGAGTTCGCCGATCGGATCCGCAAGGGTCCTGATCTTAACCTCATGCTACCTGAGCGCAAAGCTGCGCACAAGGCTCGACAAAGCTGGCTCACAATAGCCAATGACCATCAGGTTCCGCCACCCGGCGATTGGTGGAGCATTTGGCTCTTACTCGCAGGTCGAGGCGCAGGCAAGACTCGTGCAGCTGCTGAGTGGCTATGGTGGGAAGCTTGGACTCACCCCAAGACTCGATGGCTTGTCTCCGCGCCCACATCATCTGATGTCCGCGATGTTTGCTTTGAAGGCGACTCAGGTCTGATCACTGTGATCCCTCCGCAGTTGGTCGACCATTACACTCGGTCGCTTCACGAGATATACCTCATCAACGGCACGCTGATCAAAGGCATCCCTGCTTCAGAACCGGCTCGATTCCGAGGTCCGCAGTTCCACGGAGGCTGGTTCGACGAGCTGGCTGCATGGGACTACCTTGACGATTCTTGGAACATGATTCAGTTCGGCATGCGATTGGGGCAGAAGCCCCTGATGCTATGCACCACAACGCCTAAGCCCAAGCCATTGATCGTGGATCTGGTGAACAGAGATGGGGAGGATGTGATATGTACCAAGGCCAGCACGTACGACAACATCCACAACCTCGCCCCATCGTTCCAGGCGCAGATCCTGCAGTACGAGGGTACGAAGCTCGGCAGACAAGAGATCTACGCCGAGATTCTAGACCCTGAAGAGGCTGGCATCATTAAGCGTGATTGGTTCAAGTTGTGGGACAACGAGAAGCCGCTGCCTAGATTTGAGTACGTGCTTCAGTCTTATGACTGCGCGACCAGTGACAAGACCAAGAACGACCCGACGGCCTGCACGGTGTGGGGTATCTTCAGGCCAAGTCCCGACAAAGCTATGAGTGTTATGCTCATCGATTGCTGGGAAGAGTACATGCAGTATCCTGAACTGCGACCTAAGGTGATCGAAGAGTCCACCGCCATCTATGGTGATGAGAATGAGTTCGGTCACGGGAAAAAGGTAGACATGATCCTGATCGAGGACAAGTCAGCCGGCACGCAGCTTATCCAAGATCTGCAACGCGCCGGTCTGCCTGTGAGAAGCTACAATCCCGGGAACGCGGACAAGACTACACGCCTCAACATCGTGGCGCCCATCATCGCCAAGGGCAGAGTCTACATTCCCGAGTCCTCGGTCAACGCGGGCATGGCTCGTGATTGGGCCGAGCCTTTGATCAGCCAGCTATGCTCCTTCCCCGAAGTCCGGCACGACGACTTGGTGGACTCCACATCACAGGCGTTAAGACTTTTGCGAGACTTAGGGTTAATTTCCATCGACCCGGTATACAATCCAGATGACGACTACGAAGAAGATCGTCCAAGGAGGGTAAACCCATATGCTGTATGACGAAGAACTGGCCCGTATGCGAGCACAGATGCTCGCTAAAGAAGATGAAGAGCCTCCTGTCTTTGATGATGGCGCAAGGTATCTAGGCCAAGACCCCAACATGATGCAGGTTGGCTTATTCGGCCGACCAAAGAAGCCGGCAGCTCCGCCTGTTGCGCCCCCAGTTAACTTACAACGTCGATCAATCTTAGGCCTGACACCTATGCCGGCCGAGTTGCCTGCTGTGATCCCACCTGCGCAGCCGAAGCTAACGCCGCAACAGATGGAACAGGCCGTCCCGCAACAACAACCTGCGACACCTGCGCCAACTCCTTCAGCACCATCCGTAGACCCGCTTCAGTCTTTGGCCGACAAAGCTTTGAATGCGCCAATGTCAAGACGCGATGTACTAAAGCGCGCAGGCCAAGCAGCATTGCAACAAGTTGTGCCAATGCCTAGCGTTACAGACGTCGTGCCGCAAGTTATGTCGCCACTGGCTGAGGTTGCAAAAGCTGCGCCCGCGTTTGATAAGAGCGCAATCATTGGCGCCGTGTCATCATTCTTAACAGACAAAATGGAAGCCACGTCAGGCGACTTGGCTAAAGAGTTGTCACGCCATGGCGCGTATGAATCAAATGACCCCGATGAGATTGCTATGGGTAAGCCTTGGGCATATGCGCAATACGGGGAGCCATTGCATGCAAATTACATGGGCAACGAAACAGCTGACTTAAGCCAAACTTCAGGCCTTGCGACTTTGCGTGATAATTTCAATTTGAAAAAGCTGTCAGAGCATTCAGGCATTCCAATCGAAGAACTTAGAAAGCATATTAGCGATGTTGAGTTGCAAAGTCTTCCATTGCACATAGGCAGTAGACAAGAGCAACTTGAGCAAGTTATGGACGATGGTCGCCCTAAAGAAGCGTATCGTATGACTGCGTTAGAAGAGCTTGGCCCTGTTGATGACTACATAAAGAAAGCTGCTGAAGAATTATTTGGTACGCAAAAGTCTTTTGATGACGACGAACGTTGGGAAATTGCAAATCATGCAATGGGTTTGGCGTATGATGATTACGTACGCAAGACAATGAATAGCATTAAGATGCCTGAATACGGTTTCCATGATGAGGTTTTACTTAAAGCCGGAAAACAATGGCTTGAAGATGCTTTCTCGGATGTGTTTGATCAAGGTTCTGAATACGGCGGATACGGGTTTGACGATTTTTATGAGCGTGTGCCTGATGCGCTTAAACCTAAGCGTGCGCCAAAACCAAAAGCTGCAAAGCCTAAAGCAAAGTCTAAGGACAAATAATTATGTATGAAGTACCATTTGGTGAAGACGGTGGCAGTGGTGACTTAGACAAAATGCGATTGGCTTTGGCCAAACAGAACAAGCCTGCGCCTACACCGCCGTCTGCAGCTTCACAGATCCCAGGGTATGGCAGACCAGTCCCACCTGCGCAAACAAAGCCTGATCCCTTAGGCGCAGCAGCAGGTAACTTCACCGAGTTGGCGACGAAGTTCAATCCGCTGATGATGATGAAGTCGATGCAGGAGTCTGTTCGCACTCTCAACCCAGCAATCCCTGTTGCAGGCGCTTGGGCAGATGTTGCGCAGAACGTACAAACAGCCGGCGCTGAGGCGATGTACGACATACTTGGGAATCGCAAAGGCATTGAGAAGATGCAGCAGAACTACGTGCCTGTATCTACAGGCCGGTTCTACCAAGAGCCTACTACGCAATTTGCTAAAGAGTTTGAGTCAGGCGTTACGCAGGCGATGGACGCATCCAAGATGCCGCCGGTTTGGCCGTTGGCCATGAACCAGCCAATTAGACCGCCAATTACCCCTAATGACGTTCGCGTTATGGGCGCTGAGGCCACAAGAATAGGCAGGCAAGTCAAGGATATACCTACAGACTTCTACAACGCGCAATCTGGCCTGCAGAAGTTAGATCCAATCACAGGCCAACCAACTTATGGCGCCAAGCTTCAAGGCGTGGCTGAAAGTGTTGGGGATGTCATGGCGCAAAGGGAAATGCAAGGGTTGCCACCCATTCCTGGGCTCCCTGCCTCTATGCAGCCAATGAATCCTAAGCTATACGCCATGCGACCCGAAGGTTCGAGGGTTACGTCTGCTACGCTGCCTGCAACTGCAAAGCCTGATGCTGCAACTTACGCACCTGCGCAAGAGATTATTCGCAACGTTATTGACAGCACAACAATGACGCCTGTACAAGCGTTGGATGAGATACAAAACAACATCTTGCGTAAGCCTGAAGCTGCGTCTGCGCGAAGGGCGTTTGAGTCTTTCCTTAAGCAAAAAGCTAATGAGATGTATCCTGAGGCTCCGTCAGAAGGTGCAGCGTTGGCAGCGTATAAGGCTAGATTCGGTGATAGAGAAGCATCAGCTGCGCACTCATTAGAGATGTATGACCAGTTCTTGCAAACGCCTGATGGCATACAGTACAGAGCTGCGCTTGACTTACCTTCAGCTGAAGAGTTGCCTGCAATGCATGAGGCCGCAGCCAATTGGCTTAACTCTCAGTTTACTAATTACATTATTGAAAAGGTTGGCACGCCTAACGAGCCTGCAGCTAAGCTGGCAAGTCAGGGCTTAACGTTTTACCCGCCATCAGAAATATTTGATAGCGCAGATATGTCAGGCAGACAGATTGGCGCTAAACGCACTGCAGCAGGTATGCCTGCCAAAACGCCAACTGATGAGGCATTGGCTGCAGCAGATCAGAAATTAGCTGACTTGGTACAACAATCAGGCGACGCAGCAACTCGTAAACGCGAACAAGAAGCAATTGCCAAGCAATTAGGTTACGGGGCAATTGACCCTAACACAGGCGTTGTTGCTGAGGGTATGAACCTTGGAAGGTATGAGCCTTTTGCTCAAGCATCACGCGAGTCTGACAAAGCAAACGCTGCGTATAAGAAGCAGCAAAAGGCGGTTGACAACTTACGTTTAGGCGTCGCGTATGAGAATGCAACTGACAAGGCAATTCATGCGCCTACTGCTAAAGACTTAAAAGAAGAAATTGAATACAGCGAGCGGCAGTTTTACCCGTCGCTAATGCGCACGCCTGATGAAGAGCGCGTATACACGGCTTCTGTTGGCAGATTGAAAGATCTTGGTTTTGGAGATATAGCAAACAGCTTTTACAACGACGTCATGTCAGGCAAAATACCTTTAAACAAAGTGCCAAAGATGACCGTTGAAAAGTATATTCGTGATACCGCTGAAGGTCGAATTGCTGAAGAAAAGCTTGCACAAGCTAAAGAGAAGCAATTTAAGACTGACGCAGATAACCAGTTTGCACGCAGCGCGGCGTTGTATATTCCTAATGACAAAGTCTTTGGCAACGTTGGCGCATTGGAGATTACCAATCGTTTTACGCCTGAGCAGGTTGCGCAGTTGGTAAGTGAAGATACTTTAGCTTTGGACGTCTGCATTGGTGAAGGCGGCAATGTTAAAGGCAAACCAAACCCTTGGCACCCCGGCACAGGCAATCGACAGTACATTCCAATTTACGATATTGTCACAGGTCAGCGTAACCCTGACGCAACCAGCCCAAGAGGCACATACATCAATGCTGTTGCAAATGGCTCACAAATGGTTAGCTTTAGAGACACCGTGACGGGTGAGCCTGTTGCCATTTTTGACTTTAACCCTAGTGCATCTGGTAAATATGACATTAACTTTGCTTCAGGCCGTAAGAACGGCGAAGTTAAACCTGAATACGTGCAAGGAATTAAGTCTTACCTTAACAGTCGCGAAGACTCCATTCGTGGTGTCAGCGATAAGATGAATGAGAACTTAGGTATCTACGATAGCAAGCGTATGTCGAACAGCGCTCTGGCTAGTGTTGTTAATACACCTGTGACTACGTTTAAAAAGTATGATCTATCCGGCATGCCTAGGTTTGTCACAAGCAGTGACATTCGCAATTACGTTGAAGAGCTTAAAGCTAATACGCCACAAGAAGCAGCGCCTGCAGTCTTGTCGCAGCGACCTAGTGAAAGTTTAGAAGCATCTACCACAGGGGCTGTGGCATCGGCAATTGACAATATACTCGACTCGCAAAGACGCGCGTTTGACGAGGCAGGGGAAAGCAATCAGTTTGTGCAAGCAGAAACATTCTTTAGGGAGACTTTAGATCACTTTAATCGATACGCGCAAGCTGAAGGCCCTGTTCGCGCATTGGATCGTGCCACGCAGCGCTTATATGACCTAGAATCAGAATACGCCAATAGCCCACGTATAGTTGCCAATATCATTGCAGAAGGCATGGTTGATCTAATGCAAACTCTAGGCTTACAATCTGAGTACGTAGCCGCGCGTCAAGCTGCTGAAGCTGCGCAGCAACCTCGTGCTATTGCGGCACAAGGCGACCCAATACCTGAAATGGATGTTGAAGATCTACTTATAAATTACAGAGATCGTTTATTGCCTGAGCAAAGCAGCTGGCTTGACGACTTTTTAGAGCGTTGGGATGGCGATGAAGGCAACACTGACGCAGGCCGTGAGGGGATGGTTGATGAATACGCGCGTTGGAGAGCTGCTAATCGTTTACTACCTGAGCAAGCGCCTGATTACTTACGTATGACGCACGATGCAGCGTTGGCAGCTGATAGACAATGGGGTGTGCAAACTGCGGATGAAGTACGCGCGGCGCTTAGATACATTTCAGAAGGTCGTGGAGAGATTGATGGGCCGCTTGACCCAGCAAATGACACCGATGCGTATATCCGCGCTCTACGACAGCAGGCAGACGCCGCTGTTAACGGTAGTGCAGAGATTGTATTAAACGAGCTGGCTGATGAAATGGAAAGCGCGTACATACGTGATTGGGAGCCAGCAGATGAGCAACCACCTGCGCGGCAAGCAATACAACCGTTTGACTGGATTGGCGCGTTAGACAGCATAGTAAATGAAGTTTCACAAAATACAAACCCTGGTGTAGGTAACAGGGTTGACACAATTGCGCATCGGTTGGCAGAACGTAGAAACCCACGATTAGATCCTGTAGGGTACGCTCGTGCGTTGCGTGACTTAGCTACTACAGATGAGCATGTTGCAGTAGGCCCCGCATTACGAGCTTTGGCAGATCAGATGCACCCACTCGAAGTGCAGCCTGCGCCTATAAATCAACTTGCTGAAGACTTTGACTTTGGTGAATCAGTACTTGCACAAAGTAATGAGTTAAGTCAAGAGTTTGGGGATAATGTCGGCGCACACTTTAGAGATATTGTCGTACGTTACGCAAATGAAGTTAACCCGCAAACAAACCCTATTGAATTTGCAAGCAGGCTGCGTGTTGTAGAACCCATAGGCGCATTTGGCGGTGCCATTAGTCTAAGTTTACAACGACTAGCTTCTGAAGTTGAGGCGGCAGCAACGCCTGCATTACGTGCCGCAGACCTTGATAATCAGCGCAACGATCGTGTGATTGAGATTGAGAATGCGTTGAATGATCCAGAGTTAAATCCTGAAGATTTGCGTAGAATGGCAAATAACTTAGGAAACCCATTAACGCGTGATGCCAATAATTACTGGATCTCTTTAGACGCAGATGAGCGTCTTGCCTTTTCAAATCAACTTAGTCAACGCGCCAATTACATTGAGTTTAACCCTACTGACTTTGCAGCGCAATTGGCAAATGAGGCAGGCTTAGACATCAACGATTTGCGCGACACTGTAATGACTTTATATGATACACAATTTGATCATGAAGTTTTACGTGGATTGCCTGACTTAGAGCGCGGGCGTGCATCGCACCTTACTGCAGTTGCCTTAGAAAGACTATTGCCTGTAATGCAGCTATTGCAAGGTCAAGGCGGTGCTACGCAAATAACCCCTGCGCACTTAGATGTTCTATACAATAACTATGTTAGAGATTATCAACGCTTGCTTAATGATGGTGAGATTACTGAGACTTGGACGCCTGCTGAATTAGCTGACTTTATCCGAGGCAACGATGAGATTGGCACGCATAATCCAACACAAGCAGAACGCGAGGCGTTAGCACAACTTGTTGAGACACGTGGTTTACCTGAAGAACTTGCTAGAAGCGCTGAATACAATGCAACAGCTGAAGAGATTGTAAACTTGCTTGAAGAAAGCTACTATACAGAGACGCCTAATGCTCGTGCTGCTGTTCGTTTAATTCGACAGCATTTACGTGCGTTGAATCGCAGTGGCGAACAGGCATTTGAAGACATCTTAGGTATGGCCACAACAGGATATGAGTGGTCCCCTGAGCTTATGCAGGCACTTGAAGTTAAGCTTGAAGCACTTGTTGCAAGATACCAAGGCATGGATGATTACGCCAATGGTGGTCCAGTTCGTGGTTATCAAGCCGGTGGGTCTGTCAAGAAGCCTGATGTCCCAACTCCTTGGCTATTCAGTGTCCCGACTTACTCGGAGACTGTGGCCTATGAGATGTACCCCGGCCAAAAAGGGCAAGATGATCAGCGGGATGCAGCAAGGCATATGTTGGCTGCTGGCACCCTTTCACGTAAGTATAGTCCTGGTGTTGCTGAATTCATGGGTAAAGCTCACGAGTATGTTACTTCCCCACTTCAAGCTGTCAAATCTATGTTTGGAGGGCAAATGCCAGCCGATTATGGTATGGATACCCACAACAACAGAATTGGGGCACAGTTGGGGCAGAGAGCCAAGTCGCAGGCAGAGCTGGAAGATCTCGTACAGGCGGAAGCTGAACGTGCATCTCGTACACAAACTCCTGATAAAGCCTTCATCAAGAAGGCGAATGGTGGTATAGTCCAACAAAATCCGACTACAGACCACATGCGGTATGCACTTATGATGCGGAGAAAATAATCTATGGCTACACAGATGCCAATCCCACCGGACTTCGATCGTTTTATCGAGCCTATGTCTGACGAAGAAGTCGAAGCCGCTGGGCCTTCCGCTCTCACTATGTTTGATGAGATGGAAGATGAGACTCCGGAAGTAGAAGAATTGCCCGACGGCTCGGCCATCGTAAGAATGGAAGATGATTCCAAAGGCCCAGATGGAGAGCCTGACTTTTACGAGAACTTGGCTGATGTACTTTCATCCTACGATCTCAGCAAATTAGCTCACAAGTACGTCGAGCTGATTGAGAAAGACAAAGAAGCTCGTGAAGAGCGTGATAAGCAATATGAAGAAGGCTTGCGTCGTACAGGCTTAGGCCATGATGCGCCGGGCGGAGCGCAATTCACCGGCGCCTCTAAGGTTGTCCACCCAGTAATGGCTGAGGCATGCGTTGACTTCTCAGCTCGAGCCATCAAGGAACTATTCCCCGCTGATGGGCCAGTCAAAACCAAGATCATTGGTGAGACTACGGATGAGAAGGTAGAACGCGCCGAGCGTAAGCGCGACTACATGAACTGGCAGCTCACTGAGCAGATTGAAGAATACCGCGACGAGGAAGAGCAGCTGTTAACGCAGTTGCCGCTTGGTGGTAGCCAATACATGAAGATCTGGTACGACGACCAGAAGCGTAGGCCTTGCGCTGAGTTCGTGCCTATTGACAATGTGTACTTACCTTTTGCAGCTGTTAACTTCTACACTGCAGGCCGCGTAACGGAAGTCCAAGACATTACACAAGAGACTTTTGAAGAGCGCGTAGATAGTGGGTTGTATATTGACATTGATATTGTTCGCGCCTCTATGGAACCTGAAGAGTCCAAGGCCGAGAAGGCGAACAATAAGATTGAGGGTCGTAAGAGCCAAGCGGATAACGTGGACGGCGTTCGCCGTGTGTACCACATCTATACTTGGTTGAACCTTGATGACGATGACTACTCCAAAGGCAAGCGTGCACCTTATATCTTGATGGTGGATGACCTAACAACTGAGGTTGTTGGCTTGTACCGCAACTGGTCGGATGGTGATAAGACCATGACCAAGTTGGACTGGTTGATCGAGTTTAAGTTTATTCCATGGCGAGGCGCTTATGCAATTGGCTTACCGCATCTTATTGGTGGTTTATCTGCAGCGCTTACCGGAGCATTGCGGGCGTTACTGGATTCCGCGCATATTACTACGGCGCCCACAATGCTTAAGCTCAAGGGCGCCAAGATGTCAGGCCAATCACTTACGATTGAGCCTACACAGGTAAGTGAGATTGAAGGCGCACCGGGCATTGACGACATTCGTAAGATTGCCATGCCGCTGCCATTTAACCAGCCCTCTCCTGTGCTGCTTGAATTGTTGGGTTGGTTATCCAATGCCGCTAAGGGTGTGGTCACCACCAGTGAAGAGAAGATTGCTGACATCACAAGCAATGCGCCGGTAGGTACTACACAAGCTTTAATTGAGCAAGGTGCCGCGGTGTTTAGCGCTGTGCATGCAAGGCTGCATGACTCTCAGCGCCGAGTATTGAAAGTTATTGCAAGGTTGAATAACTGGTACTTGGATGAGCAGATTAAAGGGGATATGGTCGAGGACTTGGATGTAACCAAAGAAGACTTTGCTAGAAACTCCGACATTGTTCCAGTGTCTGACCCCCATATCTTTGCCGAGACACAACGATACGCGCAGATCCAGACTTTGGCTGCACGAGCTCAGGCCAACCCTGACTTGTATAATCGTCTTGCAGTTGAGAAGCGAATCCTCAAGCAAATCAGATTGCCTGACATCAACGAAGTTCTACCCGATCCTAATGAGGTGAAGGAAATGAATCCGGCCTTGGAGAACGTGGCCATGACTTTTGGTCGCCACGCCGGTGCATTCCCGCGGCAAGATCATTTGGCTCACATTCAGGTTCACTTGGATTATTTGCAAGACCCAATGTATGGTGCTAATCCCATCATGGCTCCGGCTTTCATTCCACTGTGCTTAGAGCATGTGAAGCAGCACTTGACCCTGTGGTACCTTAACCAAGTGGATTCATATAGCAGTGCAGCGTTGAATAGACCATTCAATGTGTTGAAAGAGCAAACACTGCCGCAAGGCGCGGATCAGTTGCTTGCCGCCGTTGCGCAGCACGTGCATAAAGATACTGGTGAGACCTTTAAGGCATTGCCACCCATCATTGAGAAAGCAATTGCCGCCATCAAGCAATTGTCAGGCCAACCGCCTGCTGACCCCGCAACTCAGGCATTTGTTCAAACCAGCATGGCAGAGACACAGCGCCGCGCGACCAAGGACCAAGCCGAGATGCAAATTGAAGCTGCTAAGCTTCAGCAGACAGCTCAGATCTCAACTCAGAAACTCCAAGCCGATATGGCTAAGAATACTGAGAATAATCTGACTAAGGAAAGAATCGAGTCAGCAGCTCTTACGCGCGATGCTGCTAACTTACAACACGAGCAAGTTAAAACTGCTCTAGAAGCGCAGAACTTTATCCAACAAACACTAGGAGGTCAAAATGGCTGATGAAGGCATTAACATGCACAAACGCTTGGCAATGGGTGCGGGTGATTCCGTAGCTACAGCCAAGGGCAAAAGCGTTATTCAAAAATATAAGTCAGGCGGCAGCGTGATGCCTGAGTCTCGTGTAGCTAATTTGCCTGCACGTGGTTCAGCGCCCCCGCCTTTGCCTAAGCCTACTGGCAAAATTGCGACGATGAAAAAAGGCGGAGCCGCCAAGAAGATGTCTGGCTTTGCAGTAACCATCGCGATCCCCGTGAAGAAGTCTGCAGGTCGTGGCCGCTAAACATGGC